GAAATCTACGGCAACGTCATCTTCGCCCATACGCACAAGGCGAGCATCCAAGCCGCGCGGACGTTCCGGCAAGCCATCGGCATCTCGGTGGGTACGCTGACCCGCAGGGGCGCCATGGACTACGCCAACACGCGCCGTTCCACGCTGGCGTGGTCGCAGGGGTTCGCCTACGGGGAGTACTGCGAAAACGAACTGCATCCGCAACTGCACATCCATGACGGGGGGGACAAATGGAAACTCCCGCTTTGAAGGCACAGCGGTTGCTTGAGCAACTGCACCGCCAGCGCCAGAGCGAGGTGGACAAGGTTCCGCCCGGCTACATGACCATCAAGCAGTACGGCAAACTCTGGAAGATGGGACGGACGAACACGGAGCGCCTGCTGAAGAAGGCGGTGAAGAACAAGATGGTCAAGGTCGTGAGGTTGCGGCAAGTGGTCGAAGGTCGCATCACGATCCTTTCTTTTTACGGTTGACGGCATGGCAAGGCGCGGCAACGTAAGCGCGCCACCATGAAAATACTAATAGCCTGTGAGTATTCCGGCACAGTCAGGGATGCCTTCATCAAACTCGGACACACCGCAATTTCCTGCGACCTGTTGCCCACGGATGTTCCGGGGCCGCATTACCAAGGAAGCGTGTTCGACTTGATCGACAAACACAATAACAACGGATGGGACATGATGATTGGTCATCCTCCCTGCACTTACTTGACCGTCACCGGGAACAAGTGGATGAAGCCGGAGTTCGCCCAGCGTTTCCCTGATAGGCATAAGCAACGCGAAGAAGCCTTGGATTTCTTCAAGCGACTTTTCGAGTGCAACATTCCTCGCGTATGCCTTGAGAACCCGGTAGGCGTGGTATCGACCATGTACCGCAAGCCTACCCAATACATCCAGCCTTGGGAGTTCGGGGAACCGCACTCCAAGAAAACCGGGCTTTGGTTGAGGAACCTTCCTCCGCTTCTTCCAACCAAGATTGTTGAACCGAAGTTCCATGTCTACAAAGACGGTCGCAAAGACCCAATCTGGCATGTTGAGTCCATGCGTATGGCTCCGCTTGAACGGATGAAGTACCGTTCCAAGACCTTCCAAGGCATCGCTGACGCCATGGCCAACCAATGGGGAACCATCTGATGACCCTTCAAGACCGCATCTCCGGCGCGCGCGCCTACCTCGCCAAACTGCCTGCCGCCATAAGCGGACAAGGCGGTCATCCTGCGACCTACCGCGCCGCCAGCATCCTCGCCAACGGCTTCGACCTTGGCTACGACGACGCATGGTTCCTACTCAACGAGTGGAACCAGACTCATTGTTCCCCGCCGTGGGGCGAGAAGGAACTCCGCCACAAGTTGAACGACGCCTTCGTGAAGCCGCATGAGAAGCCGAAGGGATGGCTGTCCAAGGGCAGGGAACGACGGGTGGGTGCCAATGGCCGCTTCGTGTTCGACCCCAAGTCGGTGGCGGAGATCGCGCAGTCGCAGACGCCGCTATGCACCGCCGACGTGCTTATCCATTGTTTCAAGGACGAGGACGTGATCTGCATCACCAACGAGGCTGGCCAGACGGAGGACGGCAAGTGGTTCCCGGCGTCCAAGGGCATCTTCCTCACGCGCGCGGAGTGGCTGGCCAAGTTCTTCGGCCCCGACGCGCCGCGCAAGGATTTCTTCAAATCGACGGAGCAGGGTGCGTGGATTCGCATCAATCCCTTTAAGAAGGAGGATTACAGCGGAACCGACGCCTCGGTCGCCAACTTCCGCTACGTCTTGGTCGAGTTCGACAAGAAGCCGAAGGACGAGCAGTTGGCCATCTTCCAGCAGTCGAACCTTCCCATCGGGCTGTTGGTGGACTCCGGCGGCAAGTCCATCCACGCATGGGTCAAGGTGGACGCCGTGGATCGCGCCCAATGGGAGGAACGCCGCAACGCCGTCTACGAGTACCTGTCCGACCATGAGCCAGACCCGCAGAACAAGAACCCTTCCCGCTGGAGCCGACTGGGGGGCGTCAACCGTGGCGACAAGGAACAGCGCATCATCGCCTTCAACGTGGGCGCCGAGGACTGGGATGGGTTCATCTCTTGGCGCGAGGGACAGGACTTCCCCGACGAGGTGGACTTCACCACGCTGGAGAACTTCGACCTCACCAACGACGCCAACACCTTGGTCGGCCATGGACGCTGGCTCCAGAAGTCTGGCACGTTGCTCATCACGGCGCAGTCCGGCATCGGCAAGTCGTCCTTCACGGAGCAGATGATGATGTCGTGGGGTTGCGGTCGTGAACTGTTCGGCATCCCGCCGCGCCGTCCGCTACGCATGGGCTTGTTCCAGTCGGAAGGGGACATCGGCGACATGGCGGAATCGTTCCAAGGCATCTACTCGTCCATGCGGCTGACGCCGGAGGAAAAGACGGCCTGCATGTCGAACCTCAAGTTCTTCATCGAGTCGTCGAAGATGGGCAAGGAGTTCATCGACCTCGTCCGCAAGGTCATCGTGCGGCACAAGTTGGACGTGGTGGTAATCGACCCCATCACCGCCTTCGTCGGCGACGACATCAACGAGGGCAAGGCGGTGAACCATTGGTGCCGCGCGTTGCTCGACCCTATGCTCAAGGAGACGGGTTGCGCGGCGATCCTCGTCCACCACGAAGGCAAGCCCAAGGCGAAGGAAGTGACGGACGGTCAGACCTTCTCCGACTTGATGTACAGCGGTACGGGTTCCAGCCATTTGGTGAACTACGTCCGCGCCGTCCTCAACATCCGCCGTGAGTCCAAGGACATGCCCGTGTTCTCGTTCAACCTCACGAAGCGCGGCGAGAAGGCAGGTATGCGGACGCTGGACGGGAAGCCTACGCTGACCTTGAAGTTGAAGCATGCCGACGACCGGGTGTTCTGGGAGATGGCTCCGATGGCCAAGGGCTTCCAGTTGCTCAAGGTCGGGGAGCAGTACGCGCACTTCGCCACGAAGCCGAGCATCAGCCGCAAGGCGTTGCTGGACGAACTGACGGGGGAGCATGGGCTTCAGCAAGACCAAGCGGAGGCTCTGGTGAAGGCGATGATCACCAACGGCATCATCAAGCCCATGAAGGTGGGCGCCGCCCTGTACTACCAAGGGACGAAGGCGTGATTTAAGGGGGTTTGGCAGAGAGGCTTAATGCGTCGCCCATGGCGAACCCTGCAAACCGTGGCCACGGAGCAGGGACAGAGGTTCAAATCCTCTAACCCCCACCCTTCTGCTTCCAGAACCTCAACCCTACCGCCACGCCGCACCCCGCGCACCCGACCGCCAAGGCAAGCCCCAAGTCACGGCAAGCCTTGAGCGCAAGGGTGGCGGAGGACAGGTTCTTCTCCAAGTTCTTGTCGTCGGACTTCGTCCCGGCGTCGGTGATGAGCATGACCATGGCGTTGGTGTCTTGGAAACTGTCCAAGACGAACCCGCAGATGTAGGCGGTGGCGATGGCGGCTATGGCAGAAAAAGCCACCAAGCCAGCAACAGCAATAAGGAGATTGGTATCACTTCCGCTTACGCTTTGCTTTTGCTTTGCCATTGGAACCTCCCTTCACCTTGGACAGTTCGGCTTCCCCCCGTTTCTTGAGGTACTTGAGCAGGAAATCCAGACATTCCGGCGCGGAATACCCGCTTGCCCCGATTACGGCCATACGGAGGCCGGGGGACTGGATGTGGTCTTGGATGCCGTAGCCGACGAGCGCGGCGGTGATGGCGGCGGCTGACACACGGCGGACGACCCACCCGAAGGTGACTGGCTCCGTGGACAGGAGCAGTCGTGCGGTCATGGCGAGTCCCCCCAGCACCGAAGCCACCAAGCCGTCCTTGACGATGGCTTGGGTCTGGTCGTGGTCGATGGGCGGGGTGGGAGGACTCATTTACGGGTACGGCGGTAGCCTTGCCGCCAGAGTGCCTCGACGACGTAGGCGGACAGTTGGCGCACCTTACGCTCGGACAGCCCGTCCCAGTCAGCCGCATGCAGGGCTTCGTGGACGACGGTGTTCATCCGACTGCGCGGGTTGGGGTGGACGGGGTGGATGAAGATGTTGTAGGCATCGTCATGCACCTGCTCGGTGTCCCCCAACTTCCCGCCGTCAAGGGGCATCTCGATGATTCTGATCCTTTTCTTGAGGGACATCGAGGGGGGTGGGTGGGGTCTTTTTCTTGATGAACCAGACGGTGCAGGCGATGATGCCCAAGACCGCCGTTCCGGCAACCACGGGGACGAAATAGGGGGAGGCGAACAGGAAGGGTAGGCCAGCGATGGCGGAACCCACCGCAAATGCCCCCAGAGCGCGGATGTACTGTCCGATGATAGCCAACCCAAGGGCGGCGAGGAAACAGGCTCCAGCGGCCACGGTGAAAGCGTTGCGGATGCCCTCCGTCTTGACCCGCTCGACCTCGGCGGTCAAATCGGCCACTTTCTTGTTGGCGGCGTCCAAGGCGGCTTTGTTCTTATTGGCGTCCTGCTCGGCCTTCGCCCAGTTGGCGTCGATGACGGCGAGGAGTTTAGCCCCGGCTTCCATGGCGCGCTTGTACTCGGCGGGGTCGTTGCGGTTCACGCGCTCGCCGATGTAGGCCAGATTGTGGGGGTCTGGGGCGGGGAGGTAGGAGGCTACGACCGCCAGTTCCTTCTCGACCACCTCTGGCTTGCCCTTGGCGTTGGCGTTGCGGGCTACCTGCACCCCGGCGGACACGCGCGCGTCAGCCTTGTCGATTTGGTCGCCGACCTTGGTGAAGTTGTCCACGGGGGGCGTGGCGGTACCTGTCCCCTCGGTGGAAGCCACGGGGGAGCAGGCAACGTTAATAAGGCAGACCGCTATTAACGCCAGACGCATGGGCTTACTTGCCCTTGAGAGCGTCGAGCAATTTACGGCCTTCGGTTTCCTTGGCTTCCAGTTTGGCCTTGTTGTTTCGGTAGAACAAGATGCCGCCAAGGACGCCGATGAGGATGCCAGTGAGGAAGGTGTAGACGTAAGACATTGTATTACGAGAGTTTGAGTTCTGACACCTTGGCGTTGACCTCGGCTTCGGTGCCGACGATGGCCTGCCATGCCGTAAAGTAGCGCGTGGACTTGGAGGCGACAGCGCGCATGATCACCTTCGTGCCGTCGTGAAGGACGATGGACTGTCCAGCCTTGATGCTGACTTCACGGGGAGATGGTAGGATAGGAGACGGTTTGCTCATTAGATGTAGTTGATTGGCATCGTAGCCTTGATGCCGTTCACCTTGAGGTACAGGTAGGTGTCGGCGGGGAAGGTATCGTAGCCAGTCGTGTAAGACCAGTTTGACGAGGTGGACACTGAACCCTTGACGTCCTGCGAGATGGAACCATCGGCGTTCTCGACGTAGATGGAAACGGCGTTGGCGATGTAGTTGTTGACGGGACGGAAATCAATCTGCCATTGGCCGGGGGATGGATACGAGCCGCTGAAGGCCACGGTCATCACGTTGGCCACGGAGAAGGCGTCTCCGAGGTTGATGCCAGCGGTCGCAGCCGTGGTCTGGGTCGTGCTGTCCGGGAAGGTGATGCCAGCGGAACCGGCCGCAAGGATTAGACCGCTGTAAGTAAAAGTAGAACTTCCCGATGGTCCGGGGATTGTGACGCCACCGTCGGCTGTGATGCCACCAGTAAAATACGGAGAAGCCAAAGTAGCCTTCAATGAGAGTTCGTACGAAAGGTCGGTCTGGTCGCCGAGCGTCCCGGTGATGGAACCCCACACCGCGCCGCCACCGCCGCCGCTGACGACTTCCCACGCGCCGTCCTTGCGGCCGTAGGTGGAACCGTCGCTCGGGGCGTCGGAGAGTTTGGCGGACAGCAGGCTGTCCACGGAGTCCTTGCTGTAAAGATTGATAGACATTTAGGTGATGATTAGTTGTTCCCACGCCCCGTTGAGGCGGACATAAGGATAACCGTCAACAGGGGCTTCGCCCACGCCAGCGGTGGTCTGCAAGGATGCGTCCGGGAAGGTCACGCCAGCGGCGTTGATGATGGTTGCGGTTGTGCCATCGGTGCCAGTCACCGAGGTGAAGGAAGGCGTGGTCTGGATGCTGACCGTCTTGGTGGCAGGATCGTAGTTGATGGGCGCGGTGGCATAGGCAACGCCGCTATCACCTTGTTCGCCTTGGATGCCTTGCGGGCCTGTTGGGCCAGTCGGGCCTGCTGGTCCTGTGGCTCCAGTCGCGCCAGTCGCGCCAGTCGGGCCTTGCGGGCCTTGGATGCCAGCGGTGCCTTCAAGGTTGATTGTCCAGACCGAATAGGTGCCAGACCCGGTGTGGTTCTGGATGTCGGCGACCAACGCCCCCGTGGACGAGTTGTAGGACGTGACCACGCCGTGCATGTGGTTGGCGGAGTCATGCGCGATGATGATGGACTGCTGTGTCGTATAGGCCAAGCCAGTCGCCACCGTCAGAGTCTTTGCACCGTTGGACACGGACATAGCCGTGGTCGAGGTCGTGGCGTACTTGTCGCCGTTGATGCCTTGGATGCCTTGAGGTCCAGTAGCACCCGTCGGGCCTTGGGGGCCAGTCGCGCCAGTTGCACCAGTAGGGCCGATTGGGCCTTGGGGGCCAGTGGCTCCCGTCGCGCCATTGTTGCCTTGCGGGCCAGTCGCACCAGTGGCTCCCGTGTCGCCCTTCGGGCCTTGGATGCCTTGAGGGCCAGTCTCGCCGATGACGCCTTGCTCGCCGCGCGGAATGGTGAAATCAAGGACTGCGGCGTAAGGAGTGCCGCTGTTGACCACGACTGCGTCGGTGCCGGGAGCGCCAGTGGTGGTCGTGCCGACCGTGACCGTGGCCGTGACCGAAGGCAGGGCTGGATTAATCGTCACCGTGGCAGGAACGACAGGATTGACGGCGATGTTCGCCGACTCGCAGATCGTGAGCGTGATCGCCATTAGGTGTACGAGTTGCGCGTGACGTTGTTGAGGATTCCGATGTTGATGGTTTCGGAATAGATGGCCACGCCGTTGGAGACGAACAGGATGTCCATGAACCCCGTACCCCAGTTCCAGTCCTGCGTATTGGCGTAGAACATGGCGAACTCCGTAGAACTTGACTTGGTGACGGTTAGGGGGTATTCGTATCCGCGCTGGTCACGGACGGTGGCATACAGGTCGATGCCGTTGAGGTTGGCTGGCGCCGACGGGGACGACTGGGTGTAGACCCCCGTGATAGTAAGGGTGGAACCCTTGGTGAAACTGAAGGTAGGCGTAGCCATAGGGCTTTGGATTTAGCCGTATGTCAACCTACCTTAAACCCATCAAACTGGGATGTTTTGGGTCGGGTAAAGTCCAGTCCCGTCCCATTTCTCGCAATCGGTGTAGGTGCCTTCCCAGTCCTCTTGCTGGGTCGGATACAGGGGCGCGCTGAACCAAGGGGGAGGCGTGAAGCCTTCGCTGTTCTCGTATCGGTAGACCCCGGAATAGAAGATGTTGTAGGGGATGGTCAGAGTCCCGATGGCGTATTGGTTCAATGACCACTTCAGATTATCGGTGTCCCAACTGATTAGGGCGATGGGTACGCGCTGGCAGTTGTAGTTCTGGAGTTTGCTGTCTTGTGACTCCTCAAGGTTGCCGCTGACTTCGTATGGTTCGACAGGAACTTCAATCGTGACTGGCTTGTATTCAAACAAGTTGAACCAGCGCTGGAGATCGCAACCATCCTCACCGCCCCAAGGTTTGGTCTTTGTCCAAGCGTCTCCGCCCAACTGCATGATGGCAAGGTATGGGACGCCTGCCAAAAACGAACCACCACCGACCTTGTATTGGTTCATCACAAGGTAGACGCCATACTGCACGAAACTTTCCGGCACAGGAAGGGTGATGTAGCCACCATTGTCCACCCAAGGGCTTGTAGGATCGTC